TTACTTGCTAATCCACCCCCAATTCTATACTGAACAAATAATGTTGTGTTAGGTGTTAAAGCCGCCCCCATTGAATAGTTGTTTGTGTATCTACTTAGGTCGAATCCTTTCCCGTCTCTTGCGAACTCTCTAAGTTGTTCTTCCGCAGAAATGTTACCACCACCGAATGTCATTTTACAGAAACCTTCAGGTGTGTATTCGGAAATAAATTTATTTGATGTTGTAATATATCTACCCACCTTAATACCTGGTTGGTCAGACACTTTAGTTGGGTCTTCAACAAAAACCCTGTCTTGGACAAGTGCGTCCACCTCGAACCATCTATCGGGTCCTATCGATAGGAAATCTTGTGGGTTTGGTATTGTGGAATATTGTGTTCCTTGTTTTAAAAGGACACTACTTATACCTAAGATATTTTTTTCAGGTAAAAATAATTCCAAGTATGGTTTAACGTCATTAGGTGTTATTACTCTTTTATAAACTTTTGTAATACCATTAACAACAACTTCTCTTTTAACGATCGTATAATTGGTTAGTTTCCCACTTGAATCAAAATTAGGAATTTTAACTCTGTTTGGTGATCCTTCAGCATTTATTGGTGATGCAAAATCAATATCGTAAACCGTTTCAAATGGTTGTCCCGCACCATTAACTTGTGAACCTCTTCTTAGAATACCACAATATCTTAAATCCTCTCTATCACCAAATGCCGGTACCGTAATTGAGAAATCAATTAAAGCGACAGAAGGTCTTTGACCAGGAATTTTAAGACCATAAGTTCTTGCAATATTATAAACTGAGTTTTTTTGTTGAGCAAACTGAAGTACCGTTTCTTGGATACTTCTATCTATCTGATAATTTAAGTTATCTGTTACGGCAGCATTTAAATCTAACATTACGGAAAAAATACCCGCATCGTTAAAATTTTGCACCAAGTCAGGATAGTAAGTTCTAGTAAAGTTTATCAACTCTGTTCTTACTCCTTGGAAATCTCTGACGGTATAGGATATTTTCTTCTCTGCCATATAATATTAAATATTGATTATCACAAAATCCTGTGACTCGAATGCTGAATTAGTGATTTTATAATCTATCTTAATTCTTGCGGTATGTTCTAATTGTGATATATTGGTAACCTTAAACTCTCTTTCTCCGTATTGATTAAGTGTTTCCCCCTTATTTTCTAAACCCATTGACGCATCTTCAACCGTAATGTTAGTTACCTGTAGATTTGGCATATAATTTCTAATAGTATCTCTTATTTCAGATTCTACCTCAGAAAAAGTAGGCCCATCAAGTGGTTCAAAAATATATTCATATAAACGAGTTCCAAAATCAGGTAAATAATACCTTGTTCCTTTTCTCGTTAAAAGTAAGTGAACTAAATTTCCTCTAGTTTCGCCTTCAGTAGATTCGGTTACATCCAAATATCTACCGGTAAATGAATCCACAAAAGGGAAAGAAATACCATAAGTTATACCATTTGCCATATCACATATAAATATAAGATAGAGTTTTTTTAAGTAAAAAAAAATCACGACCTAAGCCGTGATTTATCTTTTTAGTTGTTAATTAAATTACGATGAACATCCAAAACATTCAAAATCTGAATTTTCAGGTCTTGGTGGTAAGTTCATATTTGTATAATCAACTTTAGGTGGTTCAGGTGTAACCATTGGTTTTTCTTTCTTAGACATATCTAATGCCAAGTGTTTTGCTCCCGTTGAAATCGCTTTTGTTCTAACATAATAACAAAGTGTCTTCAATCCTTTTTCCCACGAGTGGAAGTGAGATGAGGTTATTTTTGATAATGTCGGGTTAGACATATAGATATTCATAGATTGTGATTGATCGATGAATGGTGCTCTATCGGCTGACATATCAATTAATTGTTTCTGAGATATTTCCCAAATAGTTTTGTATTTAGGTATCAAATGTTCAATTCTTTTAACCTTTTTGTTGTGGTTTTTATCTTCAGGATCTAAATAGTTGTTGAAGTTAATGTTTTGAATTGACCCTTCATTGATAATGATCTCATTTTTTAAGTCCTCACTCCAAATACCAATCTTTTCAAAATCATTTATTAAGTATTTGTTTACAATTAAAATTTCACCCCCAACTACTCGTCTATTAAATAATGCCGAGTGAGCCGGTTCTGTCATTTCAAATGAACCTGTTATCTTAGCTGAAGATGCTACCGGCATTTGTGCTGTGAATAATGAATTACAAACACCATACTCGGCAACGTTTTCCTTTAACTTATCCCAATCCCACATTCCTGAAAGTTGTGTGTTATCTAATCCCCACATATCAAACTGGAATTCTCCTTTAGACATTGGTGACCCTTTAAAAAATTTGTACGGTTCGTATTTACCGTTTTTACACAATTCATTACTTTCGTAGATAGCGGCGTAATAGATAGTTTCAAAAATATCTTTGTTAAGTTTTTTTGCTTCTTCTGACGTGAAGATGTAATCCATTAAGTAAAATACATCCGCTAAACCTTGAGTCCCAATCGCAATTGCTCTTTGTTCTAAACCACCTTTTAATCCTTTTTGAGTTGAGTAATTATTAATATCCACAACTTTATTTAAAGATTTAACCACTTTTCTAACTTCAGTAAATAATAACTCAAAGTCGAATTTACCGTTTTGGATAAAGTTCTTTAACACCATAGAAGATAACGTACAAATTGCTGTTGTTTCTTCATCAGTATATTGGTAAATCTCATTACATAGGTTTGATTGTTTAATCACTCCGATGTTTTGATGATTTGTTTTTCGGTTAGCACTATCTTTAGAACATAAATAAGGAACTCCCGTTTCAATTTGTGACTCATAAATTTTAGTCCAAATGTCTTGAGCCTTAACTTTTTTACCAAGACCTAAAGAAACTGCCTTTTCGTAGTTTTCTTCATATTCGTCACCAAAAGATTCTTGTAGTGGTTTGATACCAGCATTTTTAATGTCGTTAGGACAAAACAAATACCAATCACCATTTTCTTTCACCGCTCTCATAAAGTTGTCAGGAATCCAAAGTGCCGTAAATAAATCACGAGCCCTTAATTCTTCCGCACCTGTGTTCTTTTTAATATCTAAAAGATCAAAGATGTCTTTATGCCAAGGTTCAATATAAATTGCTGCCGATCCTGGTCTACGTCCTTGTTGATTAAAGAATCTCAATGATTCATTAACAATTTTAAGGTATTTTAATAATCCACCCGCATATCCACCTGATGTTGAAATTCTACTTTCTTTACTTCTAAGGTTAGACATCGATAATCCAATACCTGCTGCATCAGATGAAAAAGTTGAGATGTCGTTCAACGTATCTAACAATCCTTTTCTTGAATCTGAGTTATTGTAATGTAACACACAAGACGCTAATTGAGGAACTTTTGTTCCCGCGTTAATCATAATTGGTGTTGCCTTAGAAATTAACTGATTTGATAATGATTTGTAATATTCAAACGCATCAGCCATATTATCCGTAACCCACAATGCAACTCTCATATACATATGTTGTGGTCTTTCAATTACCTTACCAGTTGGTTTCTTTAACAAATACATTTCTTGTAATGATCTCCAACCGAAATAATCAAAGTTGTAATCATTTTCGTGATTGATTACTGAATCAATAGTGTCTTCACCATATTCTTTAATCGTCTCAATAAGTTTTTCATTGATAATACCATCACTATAAAGTTCATTCATAGTTTGTGAAAAACTATCATTTGTTTCTTTATGGTAAGAAGATATTGCAACTGAAGATGCTAATCTTGAGTAATCGTGATGACTACCGGTGTAAGATGCTGCAATCTCATAAACTAACTTATCTAATTCCTTTGTAGTTACCTCACCCTCAGTTGGGACTGAAGTAATTACTTTAATAAAAATCTCATCAGAATTAACATTCAAACCTTTCGATGCTCGTTTAACTCTGTTGTAAATTTTTTGTGGGTTAAATGGAACTGATTCACCCCCTCTTTTAATTATTTTTAATGACATATTCTAAAATTTAAAAATCCTCCGTAAATGTTATTGTTTCATTTATTTTTGCCTTCTGATACTCCATAGTTCTTGATTCGAAGAAATTACCTTTTGTTTCAACCGCAATTTGTTCCATAAACTTGAATGGTTGTTCCACGTTGAATTCCTTACTACATCCGAACTTAACCAATAATCCATCAACCACGAATTCCAAATATTGTCTCATTAAATTTGAGTTCATCCCAATAAGTGAAACAGGTAATGATTCTGTAATAAATTCTTTTTCAATCTCTAAAGCTGAAAGAAGAATTTGTTTGATTCGTTTCTCGGAAGGTTTATCTTCTAAATGGTTATTAACTAAGTGGATTGCGAAATCACAATGTAAGTTTTCATCCTTAAATATTAAGGTGTTAGCGTTACATAGACCCTGCATAATCCCTCTTGATTTTAACCAAAATATAGAACAAAATGATCCTGAGAAAAATATACCCTCAACCGCTGCGAACGCAACTAATCTTTCAGCAAAAGAAGCGTTCTCAATCCAATCCAACGCCCACTTAGCTTTCTTCTGTACTGCCGGTAATCTATCAATTGCATTAAAACATTCATCTTTTTCTTTTGCATTTGAGATGTATGTGTCAATCAATAATGAATACATTAATGAGTGGATATTCTCCATCGCTAATTGGAAACCATAGAAGAATTTAGCTTCGGGGTATTGTACCTCACGATAGAAGTTTTCCGCCAAATTTTCATTCACGATACCATCTGAGGCCGCGAAAAACGATAATACATTTTTAATGAAGTATTTTTCGTTATCAGTTAATGTTTCCCAATCTCTGATGTCGTTTGTTAAATCCACCTCTTCAGCTGTCCAAAACGCCGCTTGGTGTTGTTTGTAATATTCCCAAATATCATTGTGTTCAATCGGAAATATAACGAACCGACTAGGATTTTCTACTAGTATTTTTTCCATTATTTAAATTTACTTATTTTGTTAATTTGTCTGTGTTTCTCTTTGTCTCTTCTTATCCAAGAGCTCCTTAACTCGTTGTCTTTGTCTATCTTCTTTCTGTTCTTCAAGACCTAAGAACGTCATTGAACTTTCCGTATCAATTTCAATCATTGCATTATCAAACTTACAATTTTCAAACACAACACCATCATCCCCAATTCTTGATTTAGTTATCGCAATGGTAGCTAACTTCATTTCTTTTTGTTGTAATGTTTTTGCTACCGATATAATAACGTGACCAACTTGAGCCTTCTTAATTGATCCTCCCATTTGATCTGTTGTTACCACCTCTGATGATATTGATGCTCTGTTACCTTGAGTTGCAGTCCATCCAACAATATTCATCTCGTGACACATAGCCTCAAACGCTCTCATTACCGAACCCTCACTCTTCCATTCATCACCCAAATTCTTATCAGGAACAACACAATCAATATAATCTAAAACAATCA